CAATGCGCTCGTCGTCTTTCAAGTATGGCGCAGCTTGAAGCAAAGCCCCGTACAAATAAACGTCTGGGCTATACGTCAGCATCCAGTTATCCGCGTTTGCGTCGCCCAAAGCATCAATGCGGCCATAGTAAGCCATCTCAAGCGTAAACGTGCCAGCGGGGCTGGGATAAACCTCAATCTCGCCGGACGTGATCGAATAATATTGCGGCGAGCCGGAACTATTGTTGCTGCCGCCGCGCAGTGCCAGCATTTCAGCTTGCCCAACTGCCTCAAGCTCAGCAAATCTGTTGCCCGTGATGCTCATGCGGATTGGAGAAATAAAATCAAATGGCAGCGCAGAATACTGGCTATCAAGCTCAGTGTCCGCTCGTTTCTCCATGCGCCAGTGGCGCACACGCCGATTGATGTCTGCCTCCGCCAAGCTGATAAACGTCGGCAACACCGCCGTCAGGTCATCCCGCAGCAGCCAGTCAGCCAGCGCAGCCTTCAGCTCGGTGTAAGTCGTGATGCTCATTTCTTGCCCTTCATGCAGCGGCCAGCAGCCGCGCAACGACGTGGTGTCGGACAGCCAACGCAGGGCTTGAACTTAGGTGGCTTCATTTCTTCTTACCCTTCTTGGCCTTGCTCAATGCGATAGCAATAGCCTGCTTTTGCGGCTTTCCGGCCTTCATTTCCTGCCGAATATTAGCAGAGATGACCTTCTTTGACGAACCTTTTTTAAGGGGCATTGCGTCTCCTCCGCTGCTCTTCCGCTGCCATCGCGCCGAACAAGCCCGTCAGCGGGTCAATGTTGGCGGCATTCAGGTTGGATAGGTGCGAAAACTCTGGGTCAAAGCGGGCGAAGCGGGAGCGGATGTTGCGCGGGTCAAATGTGACGTATTCCGACTGAACGTCAGGCGCGTCTCCATACAAATCCCTATCGTTCGTCATCCTTGAGCCAGAATAACCCAATGCCTGCATATCTCTGGTGCCAGCGATTGATTCCCTTGGGTTTCCAAACGGCAACTGGCTTTCGGGCCATTCAATATAACGCCCTTTTGCGAAGTTTGGTATTATTTGCTGGCCCATTTCAGGCTCGTTGTAATCCGCATAGCCAGCAGCGACTTCTGGGTCGGTATCGCTAGTTACTCCGCGCCCATACCATCCAGGGTCTTTTTCACCAAACCTTCTAGGGTCAAAAGCTGCAAAATCCCTGTCAGTCCCATGATAAAGCGGCACACCCGTATCAAACCCCATCTCCCCCGCCCGCGCCATCCTGCTTGCCTCATCCATCGGCAGCGGCGTGTTGGCAAACATATATTGCGGGTCAGCAGCGGCCATCATCTCGTCGGTCACATCGCCAGCACGGCCAGCCGCCCGCATATCAAGAATCTGACGCGCCATTTGCTCAGCAGGCGTCCGAGCCGCCGCAGCAGACAGCAAGCCAGCTTCGGGGGCGGCGTTGGCGGCTATGATGTCTGGCGTCAACGCAGCCCATGTTTGAGGCCCACCGGACTTTTCCGCCACTGAAATTGAGTCATAACCCAAGGTTCTAAAAAGGTCGGCAATATCTGGATCATTGTTCCAATATTCAAACAAAGGCCGCGACTCATTGCCGTATCTTTCTTGCAACGTGCTTATCTTACCACGCGCTGCGGCAATAGCCTCGTCTGATAGGTCGCCTGCGTTCTCAACAGCCGTGCTGATAATATCGCCAACTGGACGGCGCTGCTCTGCGTGAACAAAACTTATGGGACGCTGCGGCGTTATGCTGAACTGATCCACCGAACCACCGCCAAAAGCATATTCATCGGCCAAATCTTTGGCCTCCGAAAACCAAGCACCACGACCGCCAGCCGCGCCAGTCACATCTCCCGCCCCGCCATGATATACGCGCAAAGAGTTTGCCCCAAACGACCCAGCAGGCCGCGTCACAGCCCCACCGCCAAGCGTCGCAACGCCAGCGGTCCCCAAAGCCTCAAGGTCCATGTCCTCAGCAGGTATCAACTCCTGATACGCAGCCATCGGCGCGTCAATCTGCCTACCAACGCCAGCAAGCATCCCCAGCAAGCCAGCGGCAGGATCAAATCGCACACCGCCCGCATCATCAATAGGACGGCTCAATAGGCCAGCAGTGCCAGCAACAGGCCGACGGCCCGCAGCGGCCAATTCAGCAGATGAAGCCTCAGCGGCTCGATTTACCGCCGCAAACGGGCTATTCGCCGCACGATATTGCCGCAGCAAAGCATCGGTATCAACACCCTGCTGGGCCAACTCAGCCAGCGCCCCCTGAAACTCATCAAGCGGCATTTCCATAAGGTTCGTTGAGCGCTCAACAGGCGCAACATTGTTGCGCGCTGCGGCTGCCGCTTGCTGGCGTCTGCGAGGTTCTCTCATCTACCGAGGCCCATACATCGGCATCGGGTTATAAGCCGGTTGAATGCCCTGCTCCTGCATGCGGCGCAACGCGGCCTCAAACTGCGAATCAAGGTACGACGTCTGCACAGGCATCGGAGCCTGCGCAGGCATCGTTGACTGGATCGGCATAGCCGTCGCAAAGCTGGCTGGGCGGGCCATTGGTGCCATCGAACTAGCAGGAGCCTGCGCACCGCGCGCTTCAGCGCCATATGGCTGCATAAAAGCATTGCTGAGCATACTCAGAAGGCCACCGCCCTCGAATTGCTGCCCGGCACGGCCCTGACCGCCGCCGTTAATCATATCAACAACAGCGTTGACCCGTTGATCGCCGCTGCCGTAGCTGTATCCAAACATCGTCTTGCACCCCGTAAGCCTTTGGCTTACCATACACGAAAGGCGCGGATGCTACAACACCCACGCCTTTCTGACCGAAACGACCTTGAATGGAGGCCGAAATGGCTAAATGTTATATACTTACACCAAAAGATTTGCGCAAGCTGCTGCGGTATGACGCGGACACAGGAAAACTTTTTTGGCGCGAAAGAAGCCAGAAATGGTTTAATGAGTGCGCGCAAGGCAAAGCGACAAGGTGCGCGATGTGGAATGGCCGCTATGCCGGCAAAGAAGCATTCACAACAGAAGATGGAAGCAAGTACCTGATTGGTGGGATTTTAGGCAGACAATATTTGGCGCATAGAGTGATCTGGGCTTTGGATACTGGATCATGGCCAGATAACGAGATTGACCACATTAACCACAATCGCAGCGACAACAGAATTTGCAACTTGCGGGAAGTAACAAGCCGCGAGAACAAACAAAATGTTGGGCTTCGCGCCGACAGCCGCAGTGGCGCAACTGGTGTTTGCTGGCACAAACAAAGGGGAAAATGGCAAGCCTACATTAAGGCCGAAAACAAACGAGTGCATTTAGGGCTGTTCTCAAAATTTGAGGACGCGGTAATCGCTCGAAGCAAGGCAAATGCAAAATACGGGTTTCACAAAAATCACGGCACCTAAGCTATACCTTTGAGCGCCCTGCGCAGCGGCTTGCCCCATACTGACATTTTGCCACCCATCGCGGTCGCGGCATCTGACGCAAACGTCAAACAAACCGCGTCAGCAATGTCAGGTGAGGGTAAGCCGCGACGCTTCATGTCGTCTTTTCCCTCTGCCTTCATCTTGCCGCTGCTAACGAATGTATATCTGATTGATGTCAATTCCCCGATAAGCCGCTCATCTTTGGGGATTTTTGCGTTTCTTTGCTCAAGCCAGCCACGCATTTTGAACCACAATTCAGCCCGCAAGTTAATATAAGTTCCGGCCATGCTAGGGCTTTCCGCCACGTTTACGCCGCGCACAGGCAAGCCAAGCTCACGCAGGCGGTCCACAACCCCAGAACCCATTCCAATTACGTCAACCATAATTTCGCGGGGCCGCAAGTTTGAGGGCAACCCATCATATTGCGCCTTCACGCGGCCAACAGTAGCCATCAAATCCAAACCTTGCCAAGATGTAACTTCCGTAATCACATTCCCCTGACGCTTCGCCAAAGCCGATTTATCAGAACCAAAGCGCGCCACATCAAGACCCCATACGATAGGCGCGCCCTCATCTAACTGAATATCTCTGTTCGTCGCCGCCTCAACCAAATGAAAAGGGATGATTGTATCATCATCAGCAAGCGGAAACTCACCCAAGACACGAATCCGGTAGGCATTGCTTTCCTCACCGTACCGTAGCCGCATCTCGTCAACAAACTCATCAGAAACCAACGGGCTTTCAACGCAAGACCAACGCCGCGTCCACCACGTCTCCGACAGCCGCGTCTGGCTCTCAAAGAACGTCCCGCTCGATCGCGTCGGGTTCGAAAGCATGATCGTCACCGCGGCATGGCCCGACATCGAGCCAGCAGCGGCCTCAAATACCTGCTCAGGCACACCAGACGCC